GAGGCATGCTTAATAGGAGCGCGCAGCTGTGTTTGGGCGAGTCGCTCCTCTCGCACACCCATGGCAACAGCTTCCGCCCGAATGGCGTTTTGCAGCGCCTGCAGGCGGCTAATCCGGTCCGCATAGGCCGGTGCGTCCAGCATAGCGATCAACTCCCGCCGTGCCTGTGGCTCCTTGGTCTTCTGCAGCTGTTCCAGCAGCCGCTCCCGCTCCTGTGCGGTTTGTCCTGCGCTGAGCAGCTGCAAGGCATAGGCTTGGCTGATTTGGCCATTCTTTACATACCGGCGGAGAATGCGCTCAATTTGTGCATTGATCTGCTCCACGCCCTGGGCATACATACGGTTGACCTCCACCATGGTGGCGGTGGTACGCGCTTGCAGCAGGTGTTCCAGGTCAACCGTTCGCCTTTTCCAATACTCTGCTGCTTTCATAGGTTAAACGTCCTTTTCTTTGTCTTGCTGTTCCTGATCTGCCGACTGTCCCTTTTCATCAGCTTTGTCCTCCGCCTTGGCGGCAAAGCTGTCCATATATTGCTGCTGGTTCTCCTGCTTTTGCTGTTTCATGTTCTCCACAGCTTCCGCCGGGTCCTTAACGAACCATAGCAGGGACAACAGCGTCTGATCGTCCACCAGCCCGGCATTCTTCAAGGTGCACACCATAGAGACAATCTGCGCCTCATCAATGGGCAGCGCCACAGTAAACACCATATCCACATCATCTACGGACACCGGGTCTATACCGTTATGGGCCAGCCAGTTGTTGTATAAGGTCCAGCGCTTTTTCAGCCCCGCCTCCATGGCGCTCATCTTGCTTTTTACCAGCAGGTGCAGGGCAAGCAGCTTGAGCTTTAACGCCACGCCGCTGGCATTACCGGCAAAGGCCTGGTCTGTCATATCCGGGGTTAGGGTCATCTTGTGAATGTCCGATACCAAGGTATCGTCCAGCACCTTCATGGAGTTTTCGTCAAAGGTCTTTTGTATGTATTCCAACCGGGCGTCCTGGGGAATGCCGTCAATGAGCCGGTCTCGCTTGGCTGCCTCCATGGTTTCCTGGGGCAGAACCGCGCCGAATGCTGCCAAGATGGAATTGACAAACTTACGCTTATCTGTAAGCCGATCAGACAGCAGCTCATTGCGGGCGTCTATCAGGTTGGCCACCTGTTCAAAGTCGCCTTGTCTCTCCTCGTTGTTCTCATAACACACCACCGGCACCTCATCAAAGAAGTGTGGCACCGGTGCACCCACCGGGTTGTACACATAGTTTTCTTTATCCAGCGAGGTGCTTTCGTACTGCTGATACTGGGTAGCCGTATAGACTGTTACCGCATAGTACCGGCTGCGATCTGTGCGTTCCCGCTGCTCAAACCACAGCGCAAACAGATCCTTGTGCTCTACAGTATCATCTTGCACCAGCACGATCTGATCCGGCGCATACACTGCGGATCGCGGGCGTGGTTGCTCCTCTGTGCTGGCATATAGCAGCTCGCAGCTTTCACCGTATATGCCCATGGCCTTGCCAATCCGCTGATCTATCGTAGCAATATTCTGACTGTGATAGGCAGCCATAACGGCAGAAATGTCAATTTCCTTGCCGCACAGATCGCACAGGCCGTCTTTGTTTTCGTCCACAGCGTTATGCCGGATCAGGTTGCCGCTTTGCCGATCCAGCTTGGCCTCCACCGTAGACACCAGGGACAGCTTGGCCTGGCTGTCTTTCTTGTCCTTGTCGTTACAGTCGTACTTTACCGGCTCGCTCAGGAAATAGCCACGGATAATATCCACAATGTACTTGGCATAGTTAGCCTCGGCCCGCACATCGTTCTCGTCCTCTCCTCGGTGGATTTGCGGCACGCCAATATATCGGCCATAGAGGGCACGGCAGCGCCGCTCATATTCGTGTGCCCGACCGACCACATAATCAATCACGGCAGACGACAGTACGCCCTGTTCCGCCTCCGGCACATCCCGCCGGTTCATGTAAAGTATCATATTCAAGTCCTCCTTGTTACGATCCGCCCCAGCGCCGTGCTTACAAAATAGCGCATGGCGTCCATAGCGTGGTCGTCCTGTTTGACCGGCTCATCCCGGCCTGCCTGAGCCGCTTTGTCATACCAACGGTAGGCGTAAAACTCTGCAATGGTGCGGGTGCAGTCCTTGCAAAACAGCAGATCCGCCCGCTGCAATAGCGTACATACGGTACGGATTCCATCCAGCACCGCGTTATCCGCCTTTAACACCTTTAGCCCCCGCCTTTGCAGCTCTGTAATGAAAGAGGCCGCCGAAGGGTCAACCACTACGCAGGTATAGGGCGTATCGCCGATAAAGGCCATCATCTCGTCCGCATACTCTGCGTCCGTCCTTTGTTTATGGTTCTCTCGCCCGGAATAGTAATACTCCTTGGTGCATAGCCATTTGCCGTGGTATTTGCGCCACATCAGGAACACCGTAGGGTTTAGCGTACCGTAGTCCACACTGATATAGGCAGGACCTTGCAGTTCGTTATCCGGCGGCAGCGGAATACAGTGCCGACTTTCGTCAAACATATCGTAGATCAGGCCCTCTGCCACTTTCCATTCGCCCAGAATGTACCGGGCATAAAAAACGCCCGCATACATCGTTCTGTACCGGGCTTTAACCTCCTCTGTCAAGGACAAATTATCGTCCATCGTAAAGTGGAGGTAGAGTATTCGCTTTTCTTGCCGCTTCTCCGGCAGGATCCATTCTTCATAAAACCAGTGATGTGGGTTATCCGGGTTGCAGTTGAACCAGAATTTTGCACCACTGACAGAGCACCGGGCGGTGGCCTGCTGTACAAAGGACTGGGGCATTAAAGCCACCTCGTCAAAGAACACACCGGCCAAAGTCATACCCTGGATCAGATCCTGGCTGCTTTCGTCCTTGCCCCCGAAAATGTAAAATGCGTTTTCCGTACCACCCCGCGTCACCACAAGCACATTGTCGCTACGGCTGTATTTTACCTGATACCCGCGACTTTGCAGCATTGCAGGCAGAAAAGAAAGCACATTCCGGCGAAAGGAGCTGATCGTCTTACCGCACATGGCAAAATTCATGCCGCTGTAGGTACTCATAGCCCACAGAATATAGCTAAGCGCCATACTCACCGTCTTACCGGATCGTATAGCGCCGTCTGCAATTATTCCGTTTTTGTCGCTCACAGGTGATGTTTTGCACCACCAGGTGAGCACCTGGAGCTGCTTGGCGGAGAATGGCTGAAAATGAAAGGTGCTTATTCTTCCCATGCCTGTTCACCCGCTTTCTGCTCCAAGGCCTCCAGAAAGCCATCGTCCGTCTGCTCATCTTCATGCCCTCGGGCCAATTCAAAGTGACGCAGAAGCTCTGCCAGGGCTTTCACCCGATCAGAGGTATTCGGCGGCTTTGCCGTCTCTGCAAACCCGATGGAGCACAGTGCGTTCAGCACATCCGTTGCGGTGAAATCCAACTTGTCCAGCTTTCGCTTTTCCAGCTCAGCGATAAATTTTTTTACCTTATCATTTCTTAGCAATCGGCTTGCTTGGCTTTCTGCGCTCCCGGGTGCCTTACAATTCGGGTAAGCAGCCTGGTAAGACCGTTTCCCGTTATGGTCGAGCACATATTCATAACAGAACAGCCTTTGTTTAGGTGTTAAGGTCTCTTTACCCACGCTGCTCACCTCCTTTGTAATAATTGCGGATTATATGCTGTTATTTTTTCTGTCTGCTATTTGGGAAAAATTCATCCAGTATTTCGAGCCGAATTCTATTTTTGCGGGCTGCTTTCTCGAGACGCAACTGATGAACCCGTATAATTGTTATTGCTATTGCTGAAGCAACTACAACCACGCCGAATATCTCAATATGACTATTCTGAATGTCACTCATCTTCTGTTGTATCTTTTGAATTATTTCAGCATGATTTGAATATTCTTCGAGCAATGTTTGAAACCAATCTTTGAGGATTTCGTAAATCTTACTTTGAAAGACTGCAAACCACGAAAATATCATCGATATTACAGAAATCGTCAAAGGAGTAGTGTTTATCGCGGTTTTCTCTTCGGCCTCTGCTAAAATGCGTTCGCGTCGGCGTTCCGCCGGAGAAAGGTTAGTCAGTTCCATCTTGATCTTTTCATACTCTCGAACTTTACGATTTTTCCGTTTCTTCTTCTGCTGCTTGCCTAAAGGTTTTTTAGAGCGTTTACACATGTATTTGTTTTCCCCCCTTTCTGCTCACCATAATTATAGCACATCTGAAAATGGGCCTCGTAGTAACCGCATTTAAGAAAGGAAAAGCACAAAAGCAAAAGCCAAAGAGCGCACCGTTTGGAGCGCTCTTTCAATCTGTTTGGCAGTTTATACTATAACACAGACGGCAACCTGCATACTATAACATCAACATGCATTGCATAGTGGTTTTTTATTTTTCACATTCCAGCATATCCAGGGACTGCGGGTGAATGCGAGAGACCAGGTGATTGTATGTAATATCTTCGTCTACGGCAATCTTCTCAAAAGTGTCACCGTTCAAATACCGCCGACGCAACACACGCCGGTGCAATGGGCTGCGTACCTGCTCAATAGCAGTCTCAATTTCTGCCCGCTGCAACAGAGCAAGCCGGACTTGTTGGTCCAGCTTCTCTTTCAGTTCTATAATGCGATCTACCGTCAAGGTAAAATCTGCCCGCTGCCCGCCTCCCGGCGTGGGAGAGAGGGAAGCCGTGATCTTTTGCGCCCGGCTGTTCAGTTCTTCGATCTCCTGTTGTGTAATCTCAACCTCCGCCCAGCACTCCCGATAGCGTTGCAGCCATTCCTTCTTTTCGTTGTTCGTCATTTTTCCTCCTGCTTTTTATTCCGCTCATTTCTTAAAGTTCGGACCAAAGCCGATCACGCCGAAAAATGCAACAATGACCGCCCCGGCCACAAGAATGATTTGTGCTGCTATACACATCCTGCTCACCTCCCTGTACTCCCGAAACCGACGGCGCCGCGTTCTGTTTCTGCCAGCTTGTCCAGTTGGATGTTCATTCTTTCACCTCTTGAACATCAATTAGCACAGATTTTAAGTTTACCCAAATCGGGCAGGTGCCACATTGCGGCACCTCTCATTTGGACAACACCGAGCTGAACTTCTGCGGACGGCTCAAACTGGGCAAGGTAGCCTTGCAGGTCTGCCACCTTGAGCGTTTCTGTTCTTTTCTTATTCCACAGGTGCTTTCTAATCATTTTCATGCTTGTCGCTCCTCATCGTATGCTATTTCCGTACAGTACCTTGCCAGTTCATCATGAAGCGACTGTGGAATTTGCGTTGACAGTTCTATGATCTGTGTCTTTGGCTTACATTTGGTGCACCACTCTTCCATGTGGTCATGGTTCATTCCCATTAGGGCGTATGGGCCGTAAACGGTCATGCGGCGAAAACACACATCGCAGTGGTAACATTGCTCGCAGGTCATTGTGCCACCTCCAAATTCTTTGCAGTCGACTGCAAAACGGAAATAACGGCGGCGGAGAGCTTGGCTCCGGTGGCCGGATCCTTGGCATTGATCTTGCCGATCAGTTCCTGTACCTTTGCGGCGGTTTGTTGCAGCTCGGTGAAGTACACCCCGCAGGCGGCTACATCCCTGTCCGCACCCGCCGCCCTGGCTTTCCGCACAGCGGC